TCGTAGTCAGAAATAATCGCTTGTTCTTCGCGAGTGATCTTTCTGTGCTGGTCAGATGCATTTTGATAAATCCGTACAATCTCATCTGCCATGGATTGTACATTTTTCTTTTGCTGTTCTGCTTGTGCTACAGCGCGTTTCTGGATAGATTCATCAGCCCCGATTTTTTCAAGGCCTTTCAAAGTCTTCTCAAGGTCTTTATCAATCGCCTTTTGAATATCATCGGCCAATCCTTGTACGCTTACGCGTACATTCTCAACGGCTTCTGCGCCACCTTTGCCAAAGCTGATAGTAGCTCGATGTATTTCATCAACCTTAGATTTTAACCGTGATAGTTCTTGGTCTTGTAGCTTGCTTACGCTTGTACCCCATGTTTGAGTACGTTCGTTGGCTTCTGCGATATTATGAGCAATTATACCAATCGTTGCTAGTACAGCACCACCAGCTAGAATACCCCAAGTTGCTCCACTACCTAATATACCTACCGCTGTACTCCATAATCCTGTACTTGCAGCCGCACCCTCTGCAGCCGTACCAGTAGCAGTCATACCAGTAGCCATCTGTTTTAGACCGTTGATAAATCCACCACCATTTGAAATGGTTTTAAGTGTACCACTAAATGTACCGATGCCTTTAGCAATCGTTCCAAGGCCCTTAGCAAATCCACCGATGATACTTGCACCTTTACCAAAGAATTTCAAAGCTGGCCCGATTGCAGCAGCCATAGCGCCCCATTTAATGATGCTTTGTTGTTGCTCAGTTGACATTTCACTAAATTTCTTAGCCATGTCAGACAATGTTTGAATCCAAGGTTTAGCAGCGTCCAAACCACTGTTTAACGCTTTTAAGAGTGGCCCGCCAAATTCAATAGCGATGTCAGTAAGTTTGTTTTTAAAAATTTTAAGTTGTGATTCTGTGGTTTCGTAGCGTTTACTTGCTTCATTAGTAAGTGCGTTGTTTTCTTTCCAAGCTAAGTTTGAGCGGTTCACTGCCTCACTCATCTTGTCTGATGCAGAAGCAAGAGATTTCAGCATATTCCCTTGACGAATACCTTTCATGCCTAAATCTGAAAGAATACCGTCCATGTTCTTGCCTTCATCGTGCGCACGTTGTAAGCCTTTAATAAATGCTTGCAATGCTTCCGCTGGTTTCTGTTTCCAAGCCTGAGAGAATTCTTCTGCGGTCATACCTGCAGTCTGTGCGATAAGTTTTAATTTAGAGCTTGCGCCCTTACCTACCCCAGCCACTGCCTTACCGATACCAGTAAGGGTCTGGTTCATTGCAGTTCCGCCCGCTTCTGCTTCAATCCCTACACTACTCATGGCAGTTGCAAGACCTAAAATTTCTGGTGTAGTCAGACCAGCTAGCTTACCGCCTGCTGCCAAACGGTTGGTCATTTCGACAATATCGCGTTCAGTTGTGGCAAAATGGTTACCCAAATCTACCACGGCTGACCCAAAGTGTCCAGACCATGTACCAAGATCCTTGCCGGACACTTGCATGATATTACCGATCTTAGCGATTGATGATGCAGCCTCTTCGGAGCTTAGGTTAGTAGACACTCCCAAATTAATCATGGTTTTTGAAAAGTCTTTAATCGCTCCGATTGGTACACCTAATTGCCCTGCTGCTTCTGCTACGTGTGCAATTTCAACCGCACTAGACGGCATTTCTTTAGCCATCTCACGAATACTGTTAGATAGTTGTGCGAATTGCTGCGGAGTTCCGTCCACTGTTTTCTTAACGCCCGCGAAGGCACTTTCATAGTCAATCGCAGCCTTAACCGCAACCCCAGCGCCAGCAAGTAGTGGTACAGTCAGACCCTTGGTAAGTGTCGATCCAACACTTTGCATATTCTTGCCAACGCCCTGCATCTTCGAACCGAATGAATGCAAACTATCACCAACTTGTGTCCATTTACTAGACTGGATATTGATTTCTCTTGTGAGGTCGGCATATCGCCCCCTCAAATCTGATAAAGTCGTAGCGGTCTGCAACATCGCATTACGCGCTCCAAGCAAGTCTTCCTTGTTCTTTGAACTTGCTTTGCTTAGATCACCAATTTCAGATTTTAGATTGTTGTAGTGGGCAGTTTGATCTTTTAATAGGTTTTCATAGGCCTTAATGCTGTTCGCAGTTTCACCTAGTACGGTTTTCATTCCCGCTATGTTCTTAGCACCCTTACCAGCGTTCTTAAAGGATTTTTCCATCGCAGATAAAGACTTGTCAAGACCACGCATATACATAGAAAGTTGTCTAGTCGTTCCTACAAATGGTTGGATATCCAGCGATGCTGTTGCTACTAATTCACCTAAATTATTAGACATTTATCCTCCTTTCCTAACCAAATAAAAGCGGAAATGCTTTATCAAGCGTAGTCTCTTTCTCTGCTTCTTCTTTCTTCGTTTCAAAGGCTTTGACCATCAAATCAAAGTCAGATAGTCGCATCTGCTTAATTTCAAGGATTGTATATCCCTGTTGCATCAACTCCTGAAACCAGATTAAGAGATTATCACGCGCTTCTTCTGGACTTATCCCTTTTTTTCGTCTTCACCATCAAGTTCTTCGATCACTTCTTCTTTAATTCCAAGCGCTGCGAGATAGATTTTTTCTAACGTTTTTAAAATCGTGATATCTGCTTGCTTCAAATCTTCGACTTTAAACTGACCGCCAAACATATCCACGAACATCTTGAGATATGCTTCATTTAGTTTGCGATTTTCTTTTGGATCATTCGCTTTCTTAGGGTCTTGGATAAGTGCTGATTGTAGCACGTTTTGCTCAGTTGCAAGGAGGTTATCCTCTACATTGATATATTCTTTGGTAAATTCTTTATCAATTCCACCGATTTTCAGCTTGATTGTATACATTTCCTACTCCTTCAAATAAAAATAAAAAGCATGGAAATAGATTCCATGCTTAGAAAGTTGTTATCCTGCGCCTACAGGCGAAGCTGGTGTGGCGCTTACGACTTTGGGAAGACTGCAGCACGGAATTTTTCCAAGTTAAACGCTGGGTTATCTTCGCGAGCAATGATCATTACATCACCGTTTTCGTCGTCACCACGCGCTACAAAGTTACCTGTTACGCTGTCTTCTTTAGGTGCTGGTGAACCGTCTTTGGTTTCAGTTTCCATTCCAGGCAATGAGAATTTACCTTTGAGAAGACCGATCCAGATAGCTTTACCATCTTCTGTAGATGTACGGAAGCAACAAGCCACGTCCTTAGGAGTGAGGTTCTTGTTGTAGACTTCCATACCGTCTTTAACTTCGATACCGTACAACACTTTACGTGCTTCTGTTGGCAAATCAAGCACTGAAATTTCCAATTGTGTACCTGTGATACCAGATGATAATACTACGTATGGTCCATCATCAGCAGCAATTGTTACAAGTTCGTTCGTGATATCAATCTTAGCAGATTTCATACCAGTCAATTTCATAGTTGTTGGGACTTTGTTTTCTGATGTTACTTCACCAAATTCAAATCCACGCAATCCAAATTTAACTTTAGACATTCATTAATCCTCGTTTCTTAGTTTTTCCAATTGCCAATCAAAAAAACGATACTTTCTTACATTCACTAGTAAGTCAATATCGTTATCTCTGTATCTTGGCAGTTCATTCGTTGTGTAACGTTCAAATCCGTTACTTTCTAAAATCTTATCCATCAATTCAGCAATCTGTTCGGACTGCTTTGCGTTCAAACACCAATAGTTGATTGTGATCCTGTGTTCAGTTGAGATGGCTTTATCGTCCGCAAATTCAACATCATTCTCATAAGTTGGATAGATACGCATAAATGGAGCGAGTTCCTTACTCAAAGCGTTCGTAGGGCGCTCTGGGATATCGTAAGTAAAAATGCCTTGTTTGAATCCAAGGCCAAACTTCTTTCCTCGTAGTTTGTCGAGTAAGCTATTCAGTTCTTCGTTATTGCTTAATAACTTATAAGCTATTGTTTCGACTGTCACAATCCCAATCCCTCCTTTACTTTAGTTGCGTATATTTCCTTAACTATTGGTGTTGCTTCGTTAATTGTTCTTTCTTCAAAACCTTGTTCTTTTTGGTATTTCGTACCACCATCTGGGAAGTGAATCCGCCAGCCTGTTACGCGACCGTAACCGATCTCTTTCGATATCAATCCATGATCCGCACCCTTAAAGCCTGTTACCATCGTATCGTCTCTAGCGTGCTTCTTCTTCAACACGTAATATTCTGGTGTATTTACTTTAAGGATTTTCTCAACCTCATCTGCAGCTTCTCCTACTGCTGCTCTTGCAGCTTTCGGAGCTTTAACCTGCAGCTCATTCAGTCGTGATAAAATCTGATCCAGACCTTTTGTCATGTGCGCCTCTTAATACTGATCTTATCCATGTCAAATGATGATTCATCCACATCGACCGATACGATATCATACTCAAACCCGTTAAATTCAACATGATCTGAGCTATCAAATGGTCTTTCTGGATTGTGACGAATATACAAGGTTTTTAATTCGCTCGAAGAAACAATTCCTTTAGCTTTCTTGTTGGCAGTTTGGTTCGCTCCCTCTTGAAAGTCTTTCAAGGAAGTCTTGGCGACCTCAGCCCAGCAAGTATAGAGGTTTTTCCGAGATGGGGAGATAACCTCACCATCTTCGTTTTGGCCTCCGACCTCACGGAAGAACATGACTCTGTGATTCATTTTTCTTGTGATCATCAAGTTCCCTCCGTGTACGTAGTTGATGGATAATATTAAGTACACCGTTGGCCAGTCCATGACGTTGTGTGTCAGCAGACAAGCCACGATGTTCGTATTCCTCTTTTACTTGCTTTTTAACCGCAAGCGAAAACTTAGCATATTTAGCTAAATCTTGAGGAGTTACATCATTTCCGATAGCAAAACAGATTTCATCTTCTGCAGCATCGATCATTTCTTCAAGCATTTGATCCTCAAAGTCAAAATCAATTTTGCAATAAAGTTTTACATCTTCTAAATCCGTTACAGCCATAGCATCACGCTCCAATCAATGCAAGTAGTTGCTCTTTGGTTTGTGATGCGCTGTATGAGATTCCCTTGCTATCGAGATAAGCCATGATGTCAGCTTTGGTGCTACTTGCGGTCGGAGTGACCGCAGACCGTGAGACACCCCCGCTTGCTGGGGGAGTATTAGGGCATAGTTACGAAATAACCAGCTTTCGCATCTGCTTTCTTCACGTCAAAGCGTACAACTGCTTGCAAGTATTGACCGTAGATTTCGTTGTCAGTCCAACGTAGACCCAATTCTTGACGGTCTGCAAAGAGTACAGCGCGTTGGATATCACCGATAAACGCATGAGCTTCACCAGCGCTTCCAAACGCTTCGTCTGATACTACGAATACTGGATGACCAAGGAAGACTTTACCAGATGCAGAAACGATTGAATCTTGAAGAAGGTAACGACCATTCTTGTCTTTCAAAGTGTCCAATTTTTGGTAGAACGTTTGAGAAACAACAAATGACACGTTATAAGCTGGATCAAGGTTCACATTCAAGATTTCCTTGATTGCATCCAAATCAGCAGCAGTCTTAGCTTCAAAGTCTTTCAATACAGTAGCGATCGCATCGTTAGTAGTATTGACTTTGATTTGGTTAGCTGCTTCTGCAACAATTGCCAAAAGGTCAACATCTGCATCGTCAATCGCTTCTTGAGACAATGGAATAGCACCGCGGTAAGTCTTAACTTTCCAATCAACTCCTGTAAATTCTGGTTTAGCAAGAGCTGGGTTCTTTTCCAATTCTTCAACACTGGCCATCTTAGATGTAGCTTTCTTCAAGATTGGGTAAGAGCCTTCACCTTTAGATGCTTTATGGATAGTCGCGAATTGTTTAAGGTCAAGGACTGTCTTAACTTCGCGCATTGGAGTAGTAACAATTTCCTTGCTAGTTACTTTTTCAGTGTTTGATTTTTTCAATCCATCTTGTGTTGGATTTACCGCTTCATTCATAGGGATAAGAAGGTCTTTTCCTTCAAGTTTCAACTGCGCATCAGCTTTCGCACCCTTAGTACGGATGTACTCATTTACTGCTTCACGGTAAGATTTGGTTTCTGCTTTTACTTTATGAGCTTTACCAGCTTCGCTTTCAGCGTTACCAGCTTCTGCAAGTTCATAAGACTTCAAGTCGTTTTCAGCTTCTTCTTTTTGAGATTTCAAAGCATCAATATCAACGCGAAGTGCACGCGCTTTTTCAAGATCTTCAGTATTCAAGGCAGATTTCAATTCTTCTGTCTTAGCAGTGATTTCTGCGCTAGCTTTTGCAATTAGCGCTTTAATCTGTTTCATTTTTTCTGTATACATACCTTTATTTCTCCTTTTGGTATTAAAAAAAGAGCTTAAAGCCCTCTGAGTAATTCTTCTTTTTCGATTTCTCGTAGCATATTTTGAATTTCTGACTTACGCTTGCTACGGTTAGCGTAGAAGTCATCAATAACTGCTTGCGGTAACAATCCATTTTCAAGGCTTGCTACTGCTCCAACATCATCAAAGGACATCACTTCATCCGCAAAACCCTTTTCAACCGCTTCACTAGCTGACATATAGGTTTCATTTCTCATCATGTCAAGAATTTCTTCTTCTGATAAGCCAGTTTTAGCTACATAAGCGTTAACGATAGCTCGATCGCTTGATTTTAGCGCATTAGATGCTTTATCCAGATCATCACTATTGCCAGATACATAACCATAAAGCGCCTTGTGGATCATGATCTGTGCTGTTGGACTGATAAGAACTTTATCAGCACCCATAATCGCTACACTTGCAGCACTCGCAGCCATTCCAGTCACTTCTACGGTTACATTCCCAGAATAGCTTTTTAAAGCTGTATAGATTTCACTACCAACCGTGACAAGTCCACCGTTTGAATTAACTTCCAAAACGATGTCGCCATTGTCTTCTGGAAAGGCATCTGTGATAGATTTAGCACTTACCGCTTCCAAGCCAAAGTAGTCGTAGGCTTCTTGGCTATTATTCGGAATTAGTGGCCCTTTCATTTTGATTCTCTTTGCCATTTTCATTCTCACCCCCTTTCATTGCTTGGTACTCTTCTTTCTTATCCAAAAAGACATAGTTCAAGCTGGATTGGTAACGATCCATGTTAGGATCAGACGAACGCTCTTTACCAAGTTCCACGCGCCCCTCATTGGGTGTGATAACTTGGTTGATAATCAACTTCGTGATTTCATCTACGTTTCGACCTGTCACGCTCCGAGTGTCAAACTCAATCTTAAATAGCTTGCGTTCTTCATCGCCCAGCACTTTGAGGGCAAGTTCACTTGTGATAGCGTCAAAATAAAACGGCAAGTCATTCGCGACATAATCCTCAGCTAGCTGTGCCACTGACTGGTTAGGACTATTCACACCCAGCTTATAGCTTGGTACTCGCAAGGCTTTCGCAATTTGTGCGGTTGTAAAGTTATTAGATGTGATTAACTGCAAAACGTTCGTGTCAATCTCAAGTGGTGTATATTCCTGTGTATCGTCAAACACTAATGGACTTCCACCAGTTGACCCCTCACGCATCTTCTCAAAGTCCATACGGGCTTTTTTGCGGGCTTCACCGTTTAATTGCGCACCTTTGAGCTTGATAATTCCGCTTGAAAATCCATCACGGAAGAATTTAATCAAGGTATTCAATCCACCATCTTGCAGACTGATCTCACTTCCGAGGGAAAGTAGTGGAGACCGTCCTAAAATGGTATCGTGGCTAAAGAACTTCCAATGAATGACATCTTCTGCTTTACATTCAATCGCCTTACCCGTTAAACGGTCACGGAAGGTATATATCAGTCTGTGGTCGTCCGTTTCCTCTACAGTCGTTTCGGACGGCCTGTAAAATTGAAATTGAAGCGCCTTATCAGTATTAGGGTCTCGTAAGATTCGAGAAAACGAATTCCCTGTTAGAATCGCGTTAACGGTCATTGCGAACTTCCATGTCCGTGCTGACACGTTACCAGTTGATTTAACATTTAAGAGATAGTTCAAATCTGCATCTTGCTCAATATTTCCAGTAAAGTCTTTCTTTAATAGTGGAAATCGTGCGATATCCCCAGCGATGATGGTTACTGCGGTTAAAATATCGCTATTTTTTAATGCAGATATTCCAGTGTATTCTGGAGAGTAGTTGCCAGATAACACGGACGAAATGTAATCATCATAAGAGGGTTTGGTTGATCCCAATGGTTGAAAGAAACTCATATAATCTCACCTCCTTTCTATCCATTGAAATCAATGTTTTTTATGTTTGCGCTCAAGTCGTTTGATCTCGTTACCTAAGAATTCAATGACATCTACTGTATCTTGAGTAAATTTAAAGAAGTCATTTTCTAAATACTCGATACGTTCCAGTAGCTCGTATTTCTTCTTAATTCGTTTCTTCATTGCGCACCTCCACGATCAATGTAAATCGCTAAAATAATTAGGATCAATCCAGTTGAGATAAATCCAACCACTGGATTTACCAAGAAAAGACCGTAAATTAAAAATCCTATGCCGATCAGCAATAGGATTGTGTGTATATATTTCAGTAGGATCAAAATAGGCTACCTCCTCCCAATATTTTCTCGTTCGTCCAGTAACCAGACCCGTCAAATGGTTCAAGGTAGCATACTGCATAAGCATCTAATAGGGCATCTAGCGGGTCAATTTTGTTGCTATTCTTATCCTTATCAATACGCATACCGTTATTATCGACCTTGACACGCGCATTATTAATCGCCATTGTGAGCAATTGATTTCCAGCGTGCTTGATTGTGCCTTTTAAGACTTCATCTCGCAGTTGTCTAGTAGGCATATTCAAAACCATTGTGTTTTGTCTGACTTCGATCAATGGCCATTCTGGATGGCGTTTTTCAATCATCGCAATCAATGAGCTAAATTGGTATGGGTCGAAGCATATCGCTTGTAATTCCCATTCGTTCATATAGATCATCTCTTCCAGCTTCTCAAGTACACGCTCATCATCAATCACACCACTCTCTAGCGTAGTAATCTCGCATTCTCCCATACGCTCTAAATTGGTATAGGACACGCCATCACGTTTTTCTTTAGCAACTAGTCCATATTTAGTAGCTACAAAGGAGAAACTATCGCAAAACCAATAGTCGTCCATCTGGATCATCGTGGATATAGCAAACAAGTCGTTAACTTTCCCCACGTCTACACCGACCCAAACTCTGCGCTTGCGTGTATTTGGCTTTTCATCGAGTTTGGCTTGTTGCCAGCTCGTTTTATCCATATATGAGCTTTCGGATGATTGTCGCCACATATTGAAGTTCTTAACCAGCACTTCATTCACTGTACCAGTCTCAAGTGATACTTTTCTGCGTGTTCGCAGATAGTCAATCATGTTATCATAGAGCGCTTCAACTTCTAAAATAGGGTTTGACTTAATCCAGTTAGCTTCATCTTTGATCTCTTCTTCATTATCCTGTTCAGCGATAAACGCAAAATATCCATCATCTGTGATTTCATCATTTAAAATCCGTTCAATGTATGGATACTCGATCGTGTGCATTGGTACGTTCAAATCAAATCCAGCGGTTGAGATAATCAAAATCAATGGATTGTCCAATTGCCCTTGACCAGATTCAAGTAACTCGATCATTTCATTTGTTTTGGATGCTGCAAACTCATCTAAAACACCTACATACGGTTCAAATCCATCGACCGCCCCCGTGTCGCGGGAAAGTGGTCGTATATAGGATTCATCTACCAAGTTACGTAATTCCTCACGAACTCGTTTAGTAGCCTTACGGACATCTTCATCTTGCGCCCGCAAAGCATCTAACTGCTTACGTGCCATCTCAAACGCAATTTTTGCCTGTGTTTTATCGTTTGCAGTACAAAATAGTTGTCGTGACATCGCAGGATTCCTACCAAACAGAAATTCATAAAGCAAGATACCAGCGACAAGAATTGTCTTACCATTCTTGCGGGCAAGGGATATCATAGCCTTTCTAAAACGTCTGATAGTCTTATCTGATTTTCTGCGCCAGCCGTACAGACTAGCAATGATAAACTTTTGAAATTCTGCTAGTGGATAAGGCTTGCCAGTTTTGACATCTGGGAGGATTTCAATAAAGTCAATCGGGTTTTGCGCCATATCTGGAAAGTAGTCGTAGTCGCTATTGGGAATATTCTCCAAATCTCTCATGTGTCGCTTGCAAGCCTTATAGACTTTTGCACTCACTCTACGCTTGCCGTCCAGCACTTCTTTAGCGTACTCATAAGCTACATCTTGATATTTCTTATCTACGATTGTTTCAATCCTCCTTTCTGACAAAATACAGACCGTGTAGGAATCGAACCCACGACCACAAGGTTGGAACTTGTCATGTTGCCTCTACACCAACGGCCTAAAATAAAAAGGAGGTGTTATCCTCCAAACTTATCAAATATACTGGTTTTCTTCTCTTCCACTTGTGGAACGTATAACTTCATTCGACTGTCCACGGTCAAACCAAGTTGTGATGCTGCCCGTGTTAAGTTAGTAGTCGCACGTTCGAGACTATAGAGCATCTTATTCGGTAAGACTTTACCACTGCTAGTCTCGTATACATATCCCTCTTTCTGCAATCCGCGAGAGATTTCTTTGTAGACCGCATACCACGTACAGTATGTTTCTAAAATCGCTCTATCAAGATTTCTGAGGGGTAGCTTTCGCAAATCATTAATCACGCGCTTGTATTCCGCTTTAGCGATCGCATCGAAGTGCTTGGGTGGTGTTATCTGCAGTGCTTCTAAACCATCGGAAGCCTTGTCCTCAATCTTCTTGCGTGCGATCTTCTCTTCTTTGGTTAAGTGGCTTTTAGTAGTCGCTACCAGCTTCATTTTTCGTCCCATATTGACACCTCCTTTACTCAAATGACTTTTCAAAAACGGAATTTTTCGTACAAAAGAGGCCGCGTCCTTTGAATAACGAACCATATAGCCCCGTTCATAAAATTGTGGGGGTAAATTCCGAACATTAACCCCATTTCTTTTTATCTTCGTTCACCCAACACCCGCAGTCGGGTTCGGTTGGTTGACACGAATGACAATCACAATAGATTGTTCCGATAGAGAATTGCTCTTCTATCATTGCATCTTTTGCAACTTGCTTTTAGATTACTTCTATCTAATCTTCGATTCCAATCAGCTTTCAATGGAATCACATGATCACTCATCGTTGCTTCGTCTCCACAATATTCACATACATAATCATTCTCAAGTAGAACCAATCGAGATAATGCTTTCCACTCTTTCGAATTATAAAATGCTTTGGCTTCACGATCATACTTCCATCGCATACGATTGTATTCAGCGTATTCGTCTTGCCTTGATCCATAGTCAGATAAGACTCGCTTACCTCTTGACATCGTTAACTTCTGTGGTCTCATATTATCACCTTTTAAAATAACAAAAGAGATCCACAAAGCTATTGCAGATCATTGGTACTAAATAAGGAGACAAAACAATTAGGCTTGCGAACGTCTCTGCTGCCTTACGAATCTCTTTCTGTATACTATATTATCAGGTCGTGTGTATCATTTGTTAAATGTTGGTTCATCTTTAATAACTAAATGTTCAATCGCTTTCGCTCTCGCTCTTTGGATTGTCGCATGAGAATAGTTTAATTCTCTCTTAGTTTCTTGCCACGAATAGCCATTAACGTACATTAATCTCAACACGATATTCTCCAGCGGGTCATCTAAATCCTCGATGGCATTAATAAGGCGCGTGCGTTCTTCCATGAGCTGGTTAATCTCAGCACGAATCTTTTCTGCCCCGTCTATTATTTTAATATTTAAATCTTCCGTGGCATTTCCTTGCTTACTGCCCTTTGGTTCATCAGAATATACCTGCCCTTTTAAAATAGCAGACTTGAGGTTTTCAATCTCCTGCCGTTTGGATTTGATTTTGATATCAATATACTTTAATGCAGATAGTCTACTTGCTATGTTCATTCGTCACCCTCGCGATAGATGAGTAGTAGTTCGGTGACATAAGTTTGTTTGAGATACGAATGTTCCTCATATTGTTCATCTTGAATTCTGACAGTGCTGATAACCTTATCAATCGAATTGTGATTAATAAATTCTTCCACTTGTTCAGCAGCGGTCATAAATTTACTGCCTATCTTCTTACTCTCAAATAGTTTAGCTTTAATCATTTTTATCCTCCCACTCCGTTTCTATCTGCTACCTCTTTCAATTCCTCCGCCCTTTGTCGTTCTCGCATTTGGTACTCGCTGTTTAATTTATTTAAAATAACATCCTGCGCATTATTCTGTTCTGCCAGTCGCTGGATAGACAGCTCGTGTTCTTGCACCGTCCATTCGAGATCACTGACTTTATTATTTAAATCATTGATCCGTGAGTTTAAGTTAATACACACTATCAGAAATACTAACGATACTGATGTGAGGATTGTGTAAAATAGTTTAGTCATAGCATACCTTCCACATCTAAAATTTGGTCAATGATATTCTTTAAATCATGTATATCATTAAAAGGTTTTACTGCATCGTACAGATTTAGAAAGTACGAATCAGTAACAAACAAATCTTCCATACCAAGTACAGCTATCTCTAGCTTGCCATTTATTTGGGCAATAGATAGAGTTCTGTTTGCTCTTATTGGTATATGTACATTATCTAAACTCATCATTTCTCCTTTCTACTTTTAAACGCAATCACACTGGCCCAGATCAGACCAGAAAGCCAGACTGCTGCGAATAGTAGATATATAAAGTTTTGTAGGGTCATTGGTCTACTCCGAAATACTCTATTAGTTCATTTTTCAATTCTTCTATATTTCCGCATCTTTCAATCATATCAGATACATCGCAGATCACATCCGACTTGTTTAAGGTATTTTCTGCGACTGCATCAGCTACCCATTTTGGATGTGTGCCAGCGTAAGAGAACTCATCCTGCGGCAACAATTCAAGCAACGCTTCATAACATTCTTCAAGAGCAATTAGAGCACCAAATGCATCGATGTAATCACTGTCTAACTTTTTACGTTCAAAAACTTCTGGTTGATTTTGTTTAACGATCTCAGCATAAATAGCAGACCATTCTTCGTCTGAAAAACGTGATTTTTCAACTAATGCACCATACTCTATTTCTTTACCGTTTACTGTTACTTTGTAATTCATTTCTTCACCTCGCCTGTAATTCTATTTCGCTCATTTCTCATTTCAAGATGGTCGTCATCACCAAAACACACTAGTGTTATTTCTTCTTCCCACTGGTTCTTAGTATATGGATATCTGCTTGGTCGTGTCATTCTGTTACTCCTTCTCTAAAAAACTGATTTTCAAGCATCAACTACTGGAAAATGGATATTTCCGATAACTAGAGAACCTACGCTATAATAAAAGCCACCATTCCCGTCATCAGCTTCGCATTCAGCTAGAGCTATCGGGTTCTGGTTATGATAAATAGTAACCGTGTTTGTACTGGTAGTTGTTCCCCAATCGTCTTCTTCTCTTGCTTGTTCTCCGATTTTGACATCTGTAATTACTGCGTCAAGTTTCACATTTTGGAATTCTCCTCCAGCAGAGGCACAACAGTCACTTTCAGACGTTTCAATAGTGACCTTTGTGCCATCTTCGAGTAGCAGAAACTCTTTATCCCATTTCACAATTCGTTTATAGAGTAACAGTTCTTTCAGTTCTTCCAGAGTTCCATAACGTGCATTCTCTCCAAATGGTGCATAGTATTCTGGCAATTCTATAGTTTTTGTCATTCTTCTACCTCCAGCAATTTGGAATTTTCGTAAATGTTGCCGATAACTTCAAAGTGATAATAAGAGAGATATAGTGGTTGCCATTCTGTTGTTCTATTTTGCAACTCATCTACAAACTCGTAAATAAAACTAGCATAAGATCCGTGCCATTTAACAATGACCTTTCTACCGTTATAATCAAGGATATCTTTTTCAAAGATTTCCTTGCCGTTCTTGTCTTTGAGGCCTGTGGATTGCATGA